TGTGCATTTAATTGGTTGGCAGCATTAGTTATTGTTGTATTAGCTGTATTGATTGTTCTTCTCCATTCAACATTTGACTGGTCTATCACTCTTTGATTCTGCTGATTAAACTGTTGTCTTTGATTTTCTACAGTTGCATTAAATTGATTTAATACCTGTGCTCTATCTGCATTAGCTTTCTCAACAGCTACTTTGTTTTGTGAATTAAGAGCAGCTATCTTACTATTCTCTGCCACTGCAAATTGATTCATAGCATCTGATCTTGCAGCATTCTGTTCATTAATCTGTGCTGATAAATTAGAATAAAATTGATCTACTTGATTCTCACTAGTTGCATTGAATTGTCTTGCAGCATTAGATGCAGCTTGATCTGATAATAAGAAACTCTGTCTTACATTTAAATTTTGTAGACTTGCCTGTTGTCTATTAGACAAGTTTTGCATATCCATTTGGAAATAACTATTAGCATTTGTTATAGCAGCTTGTTGTCTATTGCTAAGATTTTGAAATATCATCTGCTTATATGTCTCAGCATCTGCCTGTGCTATAGGAATAGAAGCTGTTAATAAACCATCTGCTAATGCCTCAGCCATCATACTACTAGAACTTAATCCACGTTGTGACATAGCTGTTTGTGTAGCTTTTGCAACACCTCTTAGATATGCTGGTAATGCTGATCCAGTATCTAATGATGTTTGAATATCTGTATTAATCTTTGCTAACTGACCTCTAACTGTAGCATCACTATCTATAGTACCTGTAGCAGCCACGGCTGGTGCTGTTAACCCTGTTGCTTGCTCAGCTGTCATTGTAGGAGTAGTTCCTGCAACCTGTGCTGCCGTCATAGCAGAAGGAGATGCTGCTGTCTGTGTAGCTGTCTGTGTGGCTGTAGGTGTTGTTATACTAGCTATTGTAGGAACAGTTCCTGCTGTTGGTGTAGGTGCTACAACTGTTCCAGTTAAACCTGGAGTTGTCATAGTTTCACCAGTTTGCACCTGTTGTAAATTCGGTGTTACTGTAGTACCTGTTGGAGCAGTAGGTGCAGTTAATAATGAATCTATAAGTGAAATAACTTTTCTACTACCAGCTTGTTCTGATGCAGTAGGCTGTAATGCCCCTTCAGGTAAATTTGTTGTATTAGGTGCATCTGTTCCTTTTGCTTCATTTTCAGTAGCTGCTTTTGTCATGCCTACCAAATTTCCTTGCATAAAATTAATTGCCATTATCTCCCCTGTCGATTATATTTTTTAAACATTCGTTTTTCTGATTTATTTTTTGATTTCTTATGTACTCTTGGTCGTTTCTTAGGTTTAGGTCTTTCCTCAAATGCCTTAAACTTTTTAGCCATTATGGTTTAGTTGGAAATGTA